TTATTGAGCCAGTATTTTACTCATATCGTAGACCTGTGCAGACAGTTCCTGTTGGGATAGATGAGCATAAATATTGAGCGTAATTTTAATATCACTATGACCCATTTGCATTTGTAGTGCTTTGACGTTGATATTATTTGCAACTTGAATTGATGCGAACGTATGGCGCAACCCGTGAACTGTAATTGTGGGTAAGTCTGTTTCACCTATCAAGGCTTCGAGCCAATGGTTAGGTGTCATCACTGACATAATTTGGCCTTTCTGGTTGGTAAAGATAAGATCTTTAGCCCGCGGGATGACTACTAACGACTTGCGATACTTTTTAAGCCGGTCGATTGTTGAGCTATTTAGTGAAAGTGTGCGATAGGCATTTCTGGTTTTAGGCGTTGATATTATCTGGTGGTTATCAATTGAACGAGAGATAGTTTTATTAATAGTTACCAGCCCATTCTTCAAATCAATATCAGACCATGTTAACGCAAGTGCTTCACCTTTCCGCATACCTGTGGTAGCAAGTAAATAAAACAGTGCACTACGGTCATACCGTGGTTGTGTTCTGTGTCCGTCGGTAGCATCGACAACTGATAGAAATGTAGCCAATTGCTCAGCAGTCCAAAAATTATCAGCTGCTTTATCCTTTGAATAGTCAACGGAAACTTTTGGAACGTCAACTAATTTCATTGGGTTATTAGTAATAACACCCATTTTTTGAGCTGTCCGAAAAACTAGTGCTGCATATTGGGCTAGCTTATTGAATTGCTTAACGCTCTCACGCCACTTTAAAGCTTCTTCTTGGCACTTTTGCCATGTAATCGTATTAATCCTCATGCCACCGAAAGAAGGCGTTATATGGTGCTTAAAGATGCCCTCAACGCGATTCAAAGTACTCTCTTTTACGCCTAGCTTGTAAGTCTTTAGCCATACTTCGTAAACTTCATCGAAAGTAGGATTATCCATAATAGCAGCCGGATTGTTTTTACGATGATCAAATTCAACTTTGGCGCGATCAAATGCTAACTTTGCAGCCTTACTACTACTAAAACCCCCATGGTGATAGGTTTTAGTTTTGGTGTTACCGTTAATATCAGTATACTTTCCAAGGTAGCCACGAACGTCATACACGCGTTTGCTACCAATCATTTTATGTGTAATTTTCATTTTATTTTTTCCTCCATATTGACTATGCGAGGGGCCAAATTATTGGAAAAAATATTGCACGCAACACCACCTTTCAGTAAAATAGAGTATGTAAAAGGATTACATAATTAATGTATTCTGACGCAAGCACATCCCAAACTTTGGACGGTTGGGGGATGTGCTTTTTTACTACTCTAATTCCTGATTAACCATTGGCTTGATGTCTGAAATGATAGTGTTTTCGTATTTAAACCACGCAAAGCCATTCCGATCCTTACCTTGCTGTTCGATAGGGACATTATGGAAAAAATCATAGCAGCAAATAGCAGCTCTCGACAAAGTATGTTCTTTCCCACAGCAACATAGAACATGATTTTTCTTATCAATCACAGTAACTTTGATACTTGAGTCTTCTTTAAACGTTAGTTGCGCGCCAGCGGGGATACTGAGATATTGGAATGTTCTGTTTGGCCTTGATCCTATTTTGCGCTTGGATACAATATATGTTTTCCCAGTGATTAATGAATTATACTTTTCTGGTCGGATTAATTCAGCATTTGAATCATTAAAAATCAGTAGCTCAAATTCGGCTTTTACTTGGTTATATGTGGCTTTGAAAAATTCTTTAGAACTACTTTCACGTTTGTCGGATAAAGATCTATGCAAGATGCGTTCTGCTTTCTTATAGTTGTTTAGAAAGGCAGCAAATAGTAGTAAAGTAGGCTTTCCATCTGGAATACCCGTGTTGTTAAATTGCAAAAGCCGTTGCTTTAAATTTTTAGTTTGACCAACTTTTATATATCCAGGAAAAGACTTGTTCTCCAAAGCATATACAAAACCATAATCTTCATTTGACAATTCGACACTTCCTCTTGTTTTTCTGTAGCTCACATGTGCGGGGGGCTTAACGATTCCAGATTAACTGATTGTAAGATCTTAGTTGATTCTGAACATAGGGATGTGTTAAATAATCATCTTACGATAGTAACCGTACTTTTAGACCATGATGAGACATACTGTGCAATATGCCCAATTCTATTATGGTAAAGATCATCGTATCCTGTAGCGCCAATGATTGTAAAAGCAACATTTTTAGTGTTAGACATGGCAACTAATTTTCTTTTGGTTACCCCATAGATTATTGAATGAAAGGCATGGTCAACATCATTATTGATAGCAATTTTTGTACATTCTTTTAGGTAAAATTCTGAAAGGCTTTGAATAGTTGGCCCTTCCACGGAATCTTGTTGATTACGTTGGATTTTAGGCGTTGATTCATTAATAACATGAATAAAGTACAATGATTTATGGAGTGCATTAGCAATTTTTATGGCGTAATCGGTCACCTTGAAGGCACTAGCAGAATTATCGATTGCAACAAGTATTACGTTACCATTCTTCATTTTTAAGACCCCCTTCAATGTATTCTAACGGCAAAACACGTGACAGATGTCGGATTTACATGTAGGCAAAATAAAACATTATCATTTTTATTTAAAGGATCAGGCTTTTTTGAACTTTAGCCTGAAATAATTTTCATCAATTTTGAATAACTCAGATAAGTTGGAATTTTTATTAAAAATGACTTCATAATGATTAATTTGATTATTTCCATTAATACTATGAAATGATAAGTGGGCTCTGTAAGAATTTGCTTGTGCTGGGTCTTCATAAATAATATATTTCCAAAAACTACGGTCTGGATAAGTTTTCCTGATTGTTCTGTTTAAAGTCAATTCTATTGGGATAATCTTTTCCATGAATGGTGGCCTCCATTGGGTAATCAATAGTGCAAGTATGTGAGATGGAAACTATTAGAAGTAAGGCTGAGACAAAATATTTGTCGCACAGCTTTAACATTGGATTTGAGAGGTGAACAAGCAGCTATTTTTGTTCCAGGCGCATAATTAAGTCATGTTTCAGTCCTTCTAACATACGATTATATTCATTGCTAAAATAGCTATCCTTTGATAGATGGAGAATGGCGTTCGATCTTACAAAGGTTGTTAAGTCACTAGCAATATTTTCTATTAGTTCGTATTTCGAAATATCTTTGTTCATAAGTATGCCTTCTTTCGTTTTTTTACGCGAGCGGCAGGAGTCGAACCTGCATATCAGCCTAAGAAAGAATGGGCTTCAAGACTTGGGCTTTGTTCTACCGTTGAACTACACTCGCATAATCCATATCCCAAACCTTGGTCGGTTGAGGGGTACGGTTATTTTTTTGTCTGTTAGCTGTGTACAAACATCTGATAGGTATCTTTTTTAGTGTTGATGACAAAAGTGTAATTTGTTTTTCCGGATTTCTTGGTGATGTATTGGCCTGGCTTTTCTGAAGCAGACTTAACACCAGATTCTAGCGTACCAGTGTCTGCATCTAAACTATCACCAATGGCATATACTATCTCGTTGAACCAAGAATAATCATATTTGGTATACACGTTTAGTCCTAGCAGTTTGCCATCATCTGTATGGATTAAGAAAACATCGTTCTTAGTGTCATCAGCATAATTTTTATCATCCGACGGTGTGGTTGGTAGAAAATTAATGCTATTACCATCATTAAAGTCATAAGCATCGTAGAAAGTTGAATAGTCGGCTATTGATTTTTCACCTTTAAAATCAATAGTTTTCATATCACTCATATCTTTACTGTTGGAGACACCAATAGTAAACTTGTGAGTTTTACTTGGAACTTCAAATGAGAATTCGCCATTTTTAGTTTTTACTTTGTTTATGCCATCAGCATCAGTTTTCCAGTAAACAGCTGATTCACTACTTTTCCCCGTTATCGGAATAGTGAAACCATTATGTGAGTCGTGCGACTCTGCGGATAAATTTTTACCACATCCAGCTAAGATAATCCCCATTAATAGCGTAGCCCCGACTGCTAAAATTCTGTTCATCTTCATTTACATATCCTCCAATGATATAATAATATTTGTATATCAATATCATTGGTTACGACGTCTTACTGTTTGCGGCAGTGGGGCGCTTTTTTTATTTAGAACATTAATTCGTAGAATTTATCTGGTAGACCATAGGCCATTTGTATTTCATTAAAGCTTTGTGGTCGGTCGCCATACTGTTCTTTGTATAGGGCGGTAAGTTCACTACATGCAAATAAATTAGCTTCACGTTCCATTTTGCCTTCCCAATTATTTCCAATGGTGTAGAGAGCGGCGCAGGACGTGTGATCTAATCCATGCTTCAATTCGTGAGCCATGACCATATATTTTTCTGGTACTTCTTGCAATTCATCTGACAAGCCAATGTACACATCACCGCTGCTTGCGGTCGTACATATCCCTTTGAGGTTGCCTAAACTAGCATATTCAACACGATAACCTAAACTGCCTGCAATGACAAAAGGATCGAAAGTTCCTAATTTATCGGCTAATTGATGAACTTGTAGATACAGTTTGTAACTGTTCATCAACAACACCTACTTTTTATTATCGTCATTCCGATGCTTTTGTTTATCTTCCCAGAACACACCCTCCAAGAAGGCACGTACCTTAATTTTTGTTTCGTCGTCCATATCCATGCCTTGGAAACCCATTGGTACATTTGATTTGAGCCACTCATCAAGGTCGATTTTATCGTCCTCAGTTGCCCAGGAGGGAGCTTCGACCTCGTTTCCAAGCAAATAATCAATTGACACATTAAAGTAATTGGCCACTTTTTGGACTTTATCTATCCCAGGTGATTTTTTCTTCCAGGTATAGAAGTAGTTTTCACCAAATCCAAGTTCAGTAGCGACTTGCTTTAAACTTTTTCCATGTTTTTTCGATAATTCTTTTACGCGTTCAAACATTGTTATATCAACCATCCTTCACAACGAACGATTAATATTTTACCCCAAAGTATAAAAACTGTTTGACAAAATTATACTATCGGGTTATATTAATATCCGTAAGCTAATTCAATAACCAAACAAGCAATCAAAAAGAGTGCCAAACACGCGGTGAATTAAACGTTCCCCAACGATTAATTTACGATAAACGCCGGTGCAATGGCTTATTTAACTATGACTTGATTGTACACTATAGGATAAAAAAAGACAAGCACATTATTATAAGTATCCTAAACAGTTATTGAACTGGCTTACATACATAAATGAAAGGAGATGAATTAAATGCCAACAACATTAGCAGGGCGAGAACTTATCAAGAAGTATATTGATGATCGTGAAATTAGCATTACAAGCTTGGCCACCACGTTTGGTGTAGGAAAGATGTACATGACGCAAGTATTGGCCGGCACCAAGAAGTCTGCAGCGGCGAACGAGCTAGTTTTGAAGATTATTGAGACTTTTAAAATTCGACCACATGAAGGGGATGAATAAACGATGACGGAAAAATTAGTTCTAAGAAAACAACATCTTAATGGTAACGGCGGGACCAAGCCAATTTTCGTTGATGTCTCAATTATTGATTCCATCCGTGAAATTAAAGAAGAGACTGGAATCCCGATGAGAAGGATTGTTGAACAATTTATCTACTATGCAATGAACAATGTTGAAATCGTTGATGACGAAGGAGATGAACAGTAATGAGCCAATCATTATTAGATCAGATTGAAGTAACTGGAACTTTCCGTTTTCCGCTACCTGATGGCATGAAGCTTGTTCCCGTTGATTCTCATGGCTATGAAGGTGAGTCACTGACCGGCCGCTGGTGGACTATGAAAGATTTGCGTGAATGGTGTGCTAATAAGTCAGTTGACTGGTTGAAAGATAACATTCTAGAAAACCCACGCTACAGTCGCGAGATTGGGGCAATGGAATGCAAAGGCCAAATCATTCATAAAGGTCGTGGTAGCGCATGGAAGTTTAAAGCCAAGGCAATGGCGGAGTTTTTGGATAAGCACGGCGAAGAGCTGCCATGGTAACGAAGGGAGGTGTTACGGATGATTGAAGGAGCAATAGTAGGATGCGTGTTAACAGCGCTATGGTTCAAACGTCATGAAGTACCTAGTTGGTTTGGAATTTAAAGGAGGAAACAAACATGTATAACGAATCAGAGATTGAAGCGGCACTGACTTATCGTAACTATTATATTGCTGCAAAAGCGTATCAAGAAGCAGAACAAGAGCTGTTAACCACCATTAAATTTACAACAGTTCGTGAGGTGTCTACAGCAAGCAATAAAAAATATCGACCAGCCTTTCTTAATTCTTTGATCAGCCACGGGATTTATTATCGAACGCCAGCTAACAGTAAGGATGGCAAGTGGTACTTTACATTACCAGACGCCAAGGAGGTTACTGATGAAGATTTATTCTCATAAGCCGTTTGACGAGTGGCAAGCAAAACAAAATCCCCGTAACCGGGTGCAACCAGTTACAGGGACAAGGTTAAAGAATAACCAAATAATTTTACAGGTTTATGGTACACCACGGGCGAACCTATGGCAACAACTGAAAGGGACATTTAAACATGAATAATTACAAATCACAAGCAAAGCATTGGTATCGAAAGTTAATGAAGACACCAGCTGGGTATGTATGTTTAGCTACTTACCGGTTCAAACAGTGGCAACATTACAAGAACTTGGCACGGCAAAAGGCATTGGATCATTTGCGAGGTGAAGACCATGCGGACATTCAATCAGAAAACAATTAGTCCAGGAATGGCTTACTGTGAGTGTCTTGGATATCGGTACTTCTACGAAGACTCAACGCAATTTCTTGCCTGGCTGATGGGCATTCTGAGCTCGGAAGCAGTATTAGATAAAATTGGTGTTCAAGAAAAGGTGCGTGAATAAAGTGATTCCAGGATATGATGAATGGCTAGAGCCTCCGGAAGATGATGACCGGCCTACTAAGGAAGAATTAATTGAATTAGGTGTGATTGGAGATGATGAAGAATGAACTTATACGAAATGGCGACCAACTATCGCGACTTAACCAACCGTGATGATCTGAACCCAGACACCATTGCCGATACGCTCGATGCGTTAACTGACTCAATGAACGTAAAGGTCGATAACATTGCAAGCTGGATAGATGAGAACCAAGCGAATATTGATTTCTTGGATAAAAAAATGAAATCGTTCCGTGAAGAAAAGCAACGGTTAAAGAACTTGAACGGCCGGCTAAACCATTACGTCGCGGACACGCTTGATCAGGCTGGAATTAAGAAATTAACTACGGGCCAACATATTGTTTCAGTTCGAAATTATCGTGCGTCCACGGTGGTGAGTGAGCCGGATAAACTCACAGCTGATTTAGTCAAAGAAGTTCATGAATACCAGCCAGACAAAACGGCAATCTACAAAGCGTTATCAGCTGGCAAGAACGTGCCCGGCGCCCATCTGGAACCGAATCGGAAAGCAGTTATTAAATAATGCAACACACAGTGCAGAAAGGGGTGATTAGGGATGTTTAAACTACGTGACTATCAACAGGAAGCAGTGGATGCAGTTTATGATTCAACAATTCATGGACACAAATCCATCGTAGTACAGTCCCCGCCCTAGAACTGGGAAAACAGTAATCATGGCCGATATCGCACGTAGGGCAACGGCTAAAGGTAACCGGGTACTATTTATCGTACACCGAAGGGAAATCCTGGAACAGGCTGAAAATACGTTTAAAAGTGATGACGTTAACATGTCACTTTGCAAGATGGGCATGGTTCAGACCATTACCCGGCACATTGATGAGTTAACCAAACCAGCCATCATCATGATAGACGAAGCTCATCATGCACTGTCGAAGTCCTACCAGAGAATAATTCAAGTGTTCCCTGACGCGCTTAAATTGTTGTTCACTGCGACACCATGGCGGATGGATGGCAAAGGACTGAACGTAATTGCTGATGACATTGTACTAGGTAAACCTATCAGCCAGCTAATTGACCAAGGATTCCTAGCACCAGTTGATTATTACGCGCCATCCGAAATTGATGTAACTCAGCTGAAAACTAAGCGCAATGGTGAATTCGATGAAAAGAGTATTGATCAGGCCGTGAAGCCCAAAATCTATGGCAATGCAGTAAAGCATTACTTGAAACTAGCCCCCGACAAGCAAGCCATTGCCTATGCGTACAACGTGGCGAGTGCCGAACGACTGGCAGATGCGTTCAACCAAGCTGGCATAACAGCACGGGCAGTCTCCGGTAAAACGGACCGGCGAACACGTGAGCAGATCGTGGCAAGTTATCGGGCAGGCAAGATTCAAGTAGTCACCAATGCAGAGCTGTTCACAGAAGGGTTAGACCTACCCAATGTTGATTGTGTAATCATGCTACGGCCAACACAGTCGCTATCACTTTATTTACAGTTTGCCATGCGGTCAATGAACCCGAGGGCAGGCAAGCGGGCCATCATCATCGACCACGTTAACAACGTTGAACGGTTTGGATTACCAACCATTGACCGGCATTGGATTCTTGGAGGCCGGGACAAGCACTCTAAGAGTAGTAACGGTAGCCTGATTAAATCAGTTTCGGTTTGTCCGGAGTGCTTCGCGACGTTTTATCGCAAAGGTGAGACCTGTCCGTTTTGTGGCGCGGAGCTGGGCGAAGAAAAAATTATTGAGACCGACGAATCTATCAAGCTCAAAAAGATTGAAGCTAACAAGCGGTTGGCATTAGCGAAAGAGATTGCAGAGAACAATGCTGCTAAAGCAGTAGCCGATAAGTCGCCGGGTGAGTTAACCACGTACGCGGAGATTAAGGCATACGCCAAGTTGCACGGATATAAGCCCGGTTGGTCCTACTTCCAAGCCAAGATGAAAGGATTGATTAGAAAGTGAGTATTTTACCAAAGAATGAACCGCATAAACCAGCCGGCACACCACGGAATTTCTTTATCTGGGGCGCCACGATGAGCGGTAAGAGTTACCTAGCTGAACATTTCCCAAATGTATTAGTTTTGAATACTGATGGAAATAGCGCCATGGGAACACGTCCAAGCATTCAATTACGAAATGTACGCAACCCTGATGGCAGTTTAAAGAGTAGTGTCATTGACCAGCTTCAAGAAGTGATTTTGGAGTTAGGAACTACCCAAAACACGTACGAGACTGTGACGCTGGATGTTATCGATGACGTCTGCCAGCTGATTGAACAGGCAATTTGCCTAAAAGCGGGGGTCGAATCGTTAGCAGACATGGGGTATGGCCGAGGATATGCGTTGTTCAATACTGTGCTTCAAAGTCTGGTAATGGATCTCAAGGCATTACCAATCAACGTCGTTTACATTAGTCGCGAGAATGACTTTACAGATGATGATGGTAATACGAAGACTGTTCCGTCACTCAAGACTAAGTATTACAACGTGGTTAATGGAAATTGTGATTTAGTCATCCATACTCAACACGTTGGCAAGAACTATTTACGAAACGTGACAGAAATTCGCCGCCGGTATAAAGCCGATGAAATTAATGATTCAAAGATTCTAAGCATTTTAAAAGCTATTCCGAATGCATTAGCACCGGAAGCACAAACAACGAAAGCAGGTAATTAAAAATGAGTTTATTAGATATTGCAGCAAACACTTTAGATAACTTTGATCCAAAGAATGATTCAGTTAACAGCGGAAACACAGGATTACCAGATGGTGATTACTTAACTGCTGTGGAAAGCATTGAACATCGATCATTCGATTCAGGTTGGGATTGCTTACAGATCGTGTTTACGGTTCTTGATGGCGACCACGCTGGCGAAAAAGAGTACGACCGCATTAGTTTTGCCACTAAGAGCAAAGCAGGAAAGGCGATTCCAGATTTCATTCTTAGCCGGAGTATTAAGTTTGTCATCAAGTTAGGTTCACTGTTAGGCGTTGAGATGAAGCCAGAATACTTTGCCAGTGAGAATGAAACTGACACACACGAAATGCTGGCTAATGTACTTGCACCAGAAAAAGGTAAGTCGGTAATTTTACACGTTAAGCACCGTCCAAACAAGAAGGATCCCGACAACCCCTACGTTGAATATGACTTAGATGCAACTGAACAGCCTGAAACCGCAGACATCACGGATGCAGACTTACCTGGCGACTTAGGTGGTGCGCCAATGCCAACAGACGCGGATGCACCAGCAGAACCAACAGATGAAGCACCGTTCTAAATAAATACTGCAGTGCCAGTAAACCATCGTTCGGGTGTGATGCCCGTTAATTTACAGAAGGAGGCCGGTCATGCGTAATTTAGTTAATTATGCAGTTAGATACGCCAAAGCGGGGTTCAGCGTCCTGCCAATGATTGGCAAGAAACCGATGATTAAGTTCGCTGACCAGCCCGCCTTGACCATTGATCAGATTCAAAGCTATTGGCGATCACACCCGTACGCACAATTAGCACTACGGACAACTAATTTTTTTGTAGTTGATATTGACGAACACTCTAATGGTGCGGATGGTTTTCAATCGTTCAAAGACTATGAGCACCCAGAGTATTTCCGTGAAACGTTATCGCAGAAGACAGCGGGCGGCGGCCGGCAACTATTTTATCTAAAGCGTGAAGATAGCACTGTTCAGCAGAATATCGGATGGCTACCGGGAATTGATATTAAGGCTCACGTTAACAATTATGTGATGGTCGCACCCAGTGAGCGGAATGGTAAGGCGTATCAATGGGAGAATCGCAATCCGATTGCTACGGGCACAGCAGAGTTAGTAGCAGCCATCAATGCCAAGACAGCTACGGCAGAAGTAGACCTTAGCGGGTTGAAAACTGATTATTCAAAAAAGTCTGGCACCGCTGAGCTGTTTGAAACAGTTGTGGTCGGACTTGGAGATACTGGTGGACGTAATAATGCATTGGCGAGTTTTGCCGGCGGATTGTTATTCCGAGGTGTTGATCCGCGAGCAGTTATCCAGCTAGGCTTGCTGGCAAATGCAAACACGGACGATTCACTGACTCAGCGAGAAGCCAAGACAACGATTGAGTCGATGATTAAGAAAGAAATTAGACGAAGGGAGGCTAACCGGTGAGTGCAGAGGAAGAAGCGGACAAGCTCCGCAAGTTAGAGGAACAGCAGAAAGTTGTACCGTTGAAAAATCGAATTAATTTTATGGAAACGGCTAAGGGCGGTATTAAAGCAAATTCACTTGAAAATGTTTGTCTGATATTAGAGCACGATCCACTGCTTAAAGGCAAGTTCGCGTATAACGAATTTAGTTACGAAACTGAGTTCATGGAAGATTCAGCCGAGCTAATGTTGGAACATGGACCACTGCAAGATGAGTTCACACCAGCAGTACAACGGTACATCGAACGTAAGTATAAAGTCATGTTTACGCCAAAGTTAATTGATGCGGCAGTTACCGAAGTGTCACGACGTAACGTATTCAATCCAGTTATTAATTATCTGAACGAATGTTACAAAAAATGGGACGGCGTTACTAGGGTGGCTGACTTCTTGCCGGTCTATCTCGGCGTTGAAAAATCACCAGTGACAACATTACAGACCAAGCTATTCTTTGTCGGCGCAGTAGCCAAAGTATTCAAGCCAGAAACTAAATTTGATTTTGTCTTGGATTTAGTGGGTGGTCAAGGAACTGGTAAGACCACCTTGCTTAAGCGTATGTCAAATGGCTGGTATACCGACCAATTCACCGACTTTGAAAACAAAGACAACTATGGCAATATGATGCGGGCTTGGATCGTGAACGACGATGAAATGACCGCCACCAGCCATAGTAGCTTTGAAATCTTAAAGAAATTTATCAGTGCTGAAATTCTGGAGTACCGACCGGCCTATGGTCGCTATACCGTCCGGCGATACAAAAACTTCGTCATGGCCCGAACGACCAATGAAGTGACTTATCTGAAGGATAAAACCGGTGAACGGCGCTTTATGCCAGTGATGGTCAATTCAGCACTACAGAAGAAGTCACCGATTACTGACTTGCCGCAGGAAACGATTGATCAATTGTGGGGTGAGTTCGCAAGTTACTATCGCGACGGTTTCCGGTTTGGGTTAACACAGGAGCAGGAGCAGATGATGGCGGATAACCGCGAGCAATTTATGTACATCGACGCCGAAGAGGACGCTATCGAAGAGGCATTGGCGACGATTAAAGACGACTTTGTAATGAGTAAAGACATCGCGTTTAAGATGGATGGGGCCGACATTACGAAGAATCGGAAGTTGGCGAAGAAAATCAAGTACGTGATGGACAATCACAAAGGTTGGAAACCGGCACAACACCGAGTTAACGGGGTTCCACGCCGCGGGTACACAAGAGTGTAGTACGTGTAGTTCAGGTGTAGTCACTTTACTGACTACGGCTAAACCCTTGGGGCCCAACGTATACAGTAACATGTAGTTACTTCTTCTTATATTATATATATATATATTATTTTATATAGGGTATAGGGATTAGGGGATACGGTGAGTATGAGGTTGAGAAAGTTAAAAATTACTAGCTACGATGCTACACCTTGAACAAAGTCAATGGTAGCAAGGGGTACAGCGTATCAGTAGATTGGAAGTGTAGCGACTACATGCGAGAACAAGAAATTCAGAATCAAATCCGGGTGGCCGTGTCAGCAGCTGGATGTACAATTTTCCGGGCGAATGTCGGCAAAGTTGAAATGAAGAACGGTCGGTGGTTCGATACTGGACTGCCCCAAGGATTCCCAGATTTATTTGGGTTCCGACATTCGGATGGTTCGATATTCTTCATTGAATGTAAAAACGAAACCGGACGACCGCGGGCTGATCAGATTAAATTTCATAAATTTTTGATGAAACAACACACGGTTCACGGTATTGCACGTAGCCCGGAAGATGCGTTGAAGATTATTAATGAGGGACTGGTTGGTTATGGATTTAAGTGAGGTAAAAAATGAAAATAATTAGTTTAGAAAGCATTGGGTTAAGTGACTGTCTACAAGATGAATATACCTTTCAAAATTATTGGACGACACGGCAGTTTAGAGTGGGGCACAAATACGACGATGATTCCAGCTCAACAATAATCAGCATTGATACAAGCATCAATGGGAATAATTACATTATTCGAACAGAAGATGGCCATAAATTCGTCTTGCCGGGCGGTCAATATATCGCTGAATATGTGGAGGACGAAGATGCCTAAACACACTAAGAAGCGTTCAACGATTAAACGGAAGCACCGGCGAATGAAGCAACATGCCGAAGCAAATAAAGCTAAAGCACAGGATAACAAGCAACTGGTCAAGGAATATGAGCCGTACAACATTAATAAGCGGGCGTTCGGGGAGGATTAAAAATGGCTTATATATTGATGATTAATGGTGATGTGGCGGCTGTCTATTCCAACAGGAAAAACGCACGAAAAGACGCGAAACATTTCAGAGAAAAGGGTCAGAATACGTCAATTATGACTGTTCCTTACCACAAGAAAAGTATCTTGGAATGAAACTAGTCAAGGAGATGGCGGAGAAATGATTAAATTTTATCGTAAAACAGCCACTATCAAGGCAGAACAGTTCGATGGAACAAAACAAAGCGCAGATCAATTGGGACTATTTAAGTATCGTGGTGGCTGGTATCTGGAAACGCTAGAAGGAAGTATGCTTGTTTCTAATGGATATTGGATTGCAACCGGCGTCAATGGCGAGCACTGGGCAATTGCAGACGATGTGTTCAAGCAGACGTATGCCGAATTGCCAGTGATTCCACGAGTGTGGGTCGACACAATTGAAAGGTTCAAAGCCAACCATTACCGATTAGACGAAATATTCACTGAATGGGATTGGAACTATGACGAACAAGAACTGATTGCCCGTGCGTGGCTAGACGGGTATGTGGTGGAGGAAGAACATGACTGACACCGAATACGCAAAAGCAATCAAAATCTTACAATAGAGCATGTATTTTGACAATAATAAATAATGCCACCATGATGATTGCAGGCAAAAATTATGCGATAGCTAGAATGAGGGCGAGAAAATATAATGGAAAAGCGTATAGATCATGAGAAGCTTAACAACCTGGTATGTGAAGTTGAAGACCGCCATGAAAATGGCATTCTTGGCGCAAACGAAAAAGAAATGGCACCCATTTGGAAGATAACCAAGGCAACAATGAAGAGCGACTATTTAGCAGTTTCATTGCGACAATACAATTTAATTGAAGCATACGCAGCCAAGAGCTCACATACAACAGAGGAAAAGAACCAAACCTTAAAGCAACTGCATAAGAAATACAGTTGGCTAAATCGGCGAGTAACAGAATATCGCCATGGTAATTTAATTATTCGGAGTTGAGGTGGAAAGTGGTGGGTGATTTTGAAACTAACAAGAAATTTTTAAGGCGTTACCGGCCTTACTTTAGACAAATCAAGCGGCTTGAAACTAAGCTGTTTGTCATTGATGATCGTATTGAGTCAACACATTCACCTAGTATGACGGGGCAACCGGGCGGTGGAAAGCGGCGCGAGTTGGCTGACGACTTAATTCAGCGAGAAGAAATTGAGGCACGTATTAATCGGCTGATCAAGAAAAGCCGTCCAATCAAATCTGAAATTACGGATTGTCTTGATGAATTAACTAATTCGTTAGAAGCTTCTATTTTAGAACAGTATTTTATTGAAGATATTCAGCTGGACACGATTGCGTTACAGATGAGCTATTCGTTCCGTCAGGTTAAACGATTGTACGGTGATGGGGTTAAGCACGTGACAGTTTCTTGAATATTAAGTAAAGTCGTTGCGATTATGTGACGGCTTTTTTGTTATGATATTAAGTAATTAATATTTTGGAGGAACCTAGATGAGCAGAACTGAAATGATTCAGCACTTATATGACGAAATAAATCGACAAAATACGTGGTATATGTGGACTATTGGTGCACTGATTGCAATTGTTTTTGGGGTAGTAGCTTTTTATAGTTATGAACAATGGAAGTTTTCTGATAAAGGCATCAAAAAAATGGAAGAGGATTTCAAAAGAGACTTCAAAATTGATGAAAACAAAAAAATGTTACGTGAAATACAATCTGCGATTGCTAGTACAGATAAGGAAGGAGAAAAATTAAAAAATGAAATTAACAAAGCTACAGATATAAATCTTGAGAATGCTTCGTTTCTTTTAACGTATATTGATTATACAAATGTTGGTAATTTATATAATCGTCTTATTAATTTTGATCTTGTATTCAGTAAAGCAACTTCAACTCATGTTTTGAGTGCTGACGTGTTACAACATATTGCTACCAATTTAACTTTTTGCATAACAAGTATAGGTGAACATAAAATTGATTGTAATGAAGAAACTAACACTAGAATAGAAAGGCTTGTAAAAAAAATTATTAAACAAGCGGAAATTAGTGTTGAAAGCAATGATAATCAAGAGTTGATGTTGTTTAATCAGTTGTTAGCAGAAAGCATTGGTAGATTACGAGATGCATTAAAAATATACATGAATTCTGTGGATAGTAAGCAAAAAAACGAATGAGATTAATCTATGAAATATCATGTTGATAATTCCTTCATACCGTTAACCATGTCCCCTGAATGTCCCCTAGATGTCACTAAAATGTCCCTTGAATGTCACTTACATGCCGAGTAAATGGGTGTATATTTGTATTATCGAATAGTTAACAAATACGAAGCGTCACACTAAAAAGTGTGGCGTTTTTATGTGCCGTGGCGGAATAGGTAGACGCATAGTCAGACGCGAGTAACGGGTATCGAGTGACACTGATATGACCACACGTCATGTAAGGTGCAAATCCTTATCGGCATATTAATTAAAATTATTGGAGGTAATACGAATGGAACAATCCGAGTTCAATGCAACACAAGCAATCAATGAGACATGCTACGGATTAATCAAGCAGGGCTATTCATTGCACGATATCTATAGTGGCTTGGGCAATGTTATGAATGGGATCGAGCCTAAGCATCTTACCAAGCAAGAACTGGTCATTGATCTGAATGTTGACACATCCAAGGTAGCTTGTAAGTTACGCCATGTCATGGACAACTGAACAATGCCACGCATTCTATGGTTCGGTTGAGTGGGAGCATCTGCGTGCTGCTATCCTTAAGCGTGATCACTATGAATGTGTGTGGTGTAAGCGCGATGGCAAGGTCACGCGTTATGGTGATGTGGATAGTCATGGTCGTCCGATTGTCCTGGAAGTTGACCACATCAAAGAGTTGGCTGACTATCCGGAACTGCGGACCGAGCCGACTAACTTGCGGACATTGTGCAAGGACTGTCACAACAAACGACATCATCGCATGAACTATCGAAGCAAGCATGAGCGTAAAGAGAACCGATGGTCAAAGGACGAGAGGTGGGATTAATGGTGGAACATAATATAACTTGGTCAATAAGCAACAGGCAAAAGATACCTGAAATCTATGTTGATGGTGAGCAGGCTCAGGTAGTGTCGTGTAGTTATCTGTTTGTAACGGCTACAGATATTGATGAGTCAGGAGTTAGCATGATGACTGCAACCATCTTCTTATTATCGGAGAGCGACTATAAGCCAATTCAGCATGTGATCTTTATCAATCAACAGACTGGTAAGGTGTTCTATCAATAGATAAGGAGTGATGACTAATGCGATCAAGAACCGATAACACTAAGCAAGTCGTGGTCTACGTAGTCATGCGTGACCAACAAGCGAATGTATTATTTGCACATCGCGTTTATTTTAGTGAACGACGAGCGAAGAATTACTGTAAACGGATGAATACGGCGGAAGAATTTACTGGATATTACTACATTAATAAAGCAATCTTTTTTGACTGGAAATCTTTTATTGCCAAGGCCCCCGGGGTCAAAAAAATTGGCGAAAAATAGAAAACTGGGAACCGGTGGGTAGGACTCGACTCCGGAAAAATATTGCTTTTTTTATTCAATTTGAAAGGGGGTGGGGGTTTGGACCACCGTAAGATAAGAAGGGAATTGATGCAGCGAATCGATAAAAAATCAGCTGTTGAGAAAGAGAAGGTTGACCGATATATCAGCCTTTTGAACGCTTTTTATAAGCTTGATGAAGCCATTATTGCCAATGGTGTGATGGTCAAAATCGAGAATGGCAAACAGACATATTGGAAAGCAAATCCGGCTGTTTCCGAAAAAAATCGAATTAATTCCGCGCTAATAACGCTTGAAAAGGACTTTAAGCCCGTTAAAACCACCCCTAAAGCGTCTAAAACAGCTACTAAGAGCGACGAAAAGGGTGGCTTGGTATGATTCAACAGAAGTATGTTAAAAATTACCTACAGGCCTATAAAGACGGTTCTATCAGGTTGAATAAGCGGCGAATAAAACTCGTGGAATTAATAGAAAAGACCGTTCTAACTAACGAAAATTATTATTTTGATGAAGAAAAAATCGAGGACTGTTTAACGTTCGCTGATAAGTGGTTTTTCCCATTTACACCCTGGGAAAAGTTCTTAACCGCGTTCGTTTTTTTATATGATCACACCACTGAGCGGCGAGCAATTCGGAAGTTCATGGTAGTCGTTGGCCGTGGAGCTGGTAAGAACGGCTGGGTATCGGTGATTTCATCTTTTCTTTTATCACGACTGCATGGGGTCCGCAATTATAATGGTTCCATTATCGCCAATAGTGAAGAACAGGCCAAAACATCGGTTGATGAGATTCACGATGCGGTCGACTTGCATAGTGAGTTGAAAGGCGAATTTTATGCGACCAATTCGCAAGTTCATTCGAAGTCTACCAACTCGACGCTACGATACCGGACTTCTAACGGGAATACTAAAGATGGCTTGCGTGATGGTTTTGTTATTTTCGATGAAATCCACGCCTATCCCAATAACCAAAATGTCAAAGTTCATATTTCTGGGCTTGGGAAAGTTCGAGACTCACGAGTTTTCGAGATTGGGTCCAAGGGCTATGTGCGTGATGGATACCTAGATAAAGAATTAGCAAAAGCTGATGCGATTTTAGACGGCAAGGCCCCCATTGAATCGATGTTTCCATTTGTTTGCGAGTTGGACAACTTGAAAGAGATGGACGACCCAGCCAACTGGGAGCTTGCTAACCCATCATTTTCTAAGCCGATGAATGGTTACGCCAAAGACGTTTACCAGGAGACTATGGACGACTATAACGACCTGGAACTAGACCCGTCCGGTTATGATGAGTTCGTTATTAAGCGCATGAACTACCAGGTTGAAGACCTAGAAAAGTCGGTTGCCCCTTATGAGCAAATTAAAGCAACCAATAAGCCGATTCCTGATGATTTAGATGGCATGGAAGCGATTGGATCGGTGGATTTTGCATCTATTCGCGACTTTACCGCAGACGGGTTAACCATCAAACGAGATGGCAAGCAATACTTTATCAGCCATCAATTTGCACGCCGCCAATTTGTCGATAAGTTCTATGCATATTCAGCTAAGCCACAAGACCGCCCCTAGTCTGCTCCTCCTATTGCTGAATGGGAAGAACGCGGGTTACTGACTGTGGTTGACACACCAACCATTGACCCGCAAGCAGTCGTGGATTGGTTCTTAGAGCAGCGGAAACGTTTCATCATTAAGAAAGTTGTCATGGATAATTTCCGGGCGGATTTACTTCGTAAGTTCTTTGAAGATGCAGGCTTTGAGGTGGTCGTGATTCGGAATCCAACTGCGATTGATGGATTACTAGCCCCGAGAATTGAAACCGGGTTTGCTAATCATCAATATATCTGGGGTGACAACCCGTTATTGCGGTGGAACACTCAAAATGTGTTGGTTTCGACCGATAGCCACGGTAACAAACGATACGGCAAGAAAGAAGAAATTCGGCGAAAAACTGATGGCTTTAAAGCGTTTGAATATGGCCAATATCTGGTTGACCAGTTACCCGACTACTCGGTAAATGAATCGCTAGATATGTTGGCCGACATTGATTTCTAACGGAAGGGAGGTGAATATATGAGTGTAATTAATAGCTTCTTTGACCTGTTTACGCGGCGAAAAGATTCCAGCTTTGTTTATGATCTTGATTTGTTCCAGGACGTTAAGAACCGAGCCTACTTAAAGCGCATGGCGATTGACACAGTGATCAATTACGTAGGCCGGGCGGTTAGCCAGTCGGAGTTCCGTGTGATGAACAAGGGGTTACCTGTTAAGGATGCGATGTATTACAAGCTCAATGTCCGACCAAATACTGACGAATCGGCCAGTGATTTTTGGCAGCATTTTGTTTACCAATTGATTTATTACAACGAGGTGCTGGTGATTCAAGACGACGATGGTGATTTATTAATTGCTGATGACTTTAGTCGTCACGAGTATGCAGTATATGAAGATGTTTTCGATAATGTTACAGTCAAAGAATACACGTTTAAGCGTTCCTTCCCGATGTCTGATGTTATTTACCTGAGATACTCAAACGATCAGTTAGAGCACTATTTGACCGGTTTATGGGGAGACTACGGTGAGTTATTTGGCCGAATGTATGAGCTGGAACTTCGTAATAATCAAATTCGAGCGACCGTTAAGGCTGACTTAACGGCTGGTGTTAATGACGGTAAAGCCAACAAGCTACAGAAGTTTATCGACAAGATTTTCCAATCGTTCAGCAAGAACTCTGTTGCACTAGTACCAATCACAAATGGTTTTGAATATAACGAAGTATCGAACGGGGTAGGCCAAAATCAGACGTTTGATGAAAGTAACGGCGTGTTACTGGCATTCATTGATCATGTTGCCCGGCTGGTAGGAGTGCCACCAGCGTTAATTCATGGTGAAACTGCTGAAACTGCTGAAAATCAAAAACTGTTCAATAAGCAGTGCCTGAGTTCGTTATTAACTAAGATTCAGTCAGAGCTAAACGCTAAGTCATTCAGCCAGCGAGATTACTTAAAGAATGGCAAACAAGTTGAAGTAATTGGTATTAATCGACCAACACTAATTGAACTAGCAGAACAAATCGACAAGCTTGGTTCGTCAGGTATGGTTACTCAAAACGAGGTTCGGTCAGCAGTTGGGCTGCCACCACGTGAAGACGGTGACCAGATAGTGATGACCAAGAATTATACAACGAAAGGTGGTGAGAATAATGAAGAAGATTAACGTTAAGGGTCCGATTATTAGTAACGATGACAAGTGGATTTATGACATGTTGGAAATGGACAGTACTGCTCCTAAGGATGTCATTGATGCATTACCAGATGATGATTCAGATATCGAAGTTGATATTAATTCCGGCGGTGGTTTAGTAACTGCTGGAAGTGAAATTTATACAGCACTGATGAATTACTCCGGTAAGGTCACGGTCAACATTATGGGCATGGCTGCAAGTGCCGCGTCCGTGATCGCAATGGCCGGTAATCCAACACGAATCAGTCCGGTTGGCCAAATTATGATCCATAACTCTGCAGCTGGAGTTTATGGTGATTATCATGATCAGGACAAATTGTCGGACATGTTAAAACAACTCAATGAAGCGATGGCCAATGCTTATCAATTGAAAACGAAGTTACCGATGGACGACTTGTTGGCTAAGATGGACTCTGAAACCTACTTGAATGCCGATCAAGCAAAGGAGCTTGGATTCGTAGACGAAGTTATGTTTACTGATGATAAGATTCAATTGGTAGCGGATGGTGGTTCTGGGCTATTGCCGCAAACGGCGATTGATAAGATTGCCGAGTTAGTCAAGCCAGCTCCTGATTTATCTGATACTGATATTGACCGTATTTCAAACGCGGTCGTACAAAAATTAAATATTCAACCCACAAAGCAAGCGGAAAACAAATTTGTTGATCCGTTTGCTTTTTAATTTACGAAAGAAGGAAAAAACAATGATTAAATTTGATCCCAAAACTTTTACTAATTTTTCAACTAAGCGGAAGGCTTATGCAGAATTGATGAAGAATAGCACGGATGCCGATAAACAAGCACAGGGCTTTACTGATATGATGGACGCGCTTGGTGAAGATACCATGGCTGAAATCAAGAATCAAGTCCACTTACAGACGGATGATGTGCTGAACGCTCAACGTAAAGATCCATCAATGACGGGTGATGAAGTTAAGTTCTTTAACGCTTTAACGGCCGGTGACTTATCCCACACCGAAAAGACCGAAGTAACATTACCAGAAACGACAGTAGACCAAATCTTTGAAGACTTAGTTGATCAACATCCATTCTTGCAAACTATTAAGTTACAAACGACTGGTTTACGGTTGAAGTTTTTAAAGACCGATGAAACAGGCGGTAAGGCTGTTTGGGGTAAAGTTTTCGATGAAATCAAAGGTCAATTAACAGCTAAGTTCGATGATCAAACGGCTACTCAATCCAAGCTGACGGCGTTTGTGGCATTGCCAAACGATATCTTAGAATTTGGTGCAGCTTGGATCAAGCAATTCGTGATGGCTCAAATTACCGAAGCATTTGCTGCAGCCCTCGAATCAGCATTCTTAGTTGGTGACGGTAACGATAAACCAATCGGTTTGATTTCTGACTTATCCAAGGGGACCGTTAGCGGTGACACGACTACTTATGCTCAAAAGGCGTCTGTTGGTTCAATTACTTTAAAGGACACCGAAACTGCTAAGAAGGAATTAGCTGGTATTGTCAAGAAGTTATCAGTTAAGGAAAATGGTAAGCCATACGTTGCCAAGGGTAAGACGGTCTTAGTCGTGACCCCAGGGATTTCGTTGGACATGGAAGCTGCCATGACGATGCAAAACGTCAATGGCCAATGGGTACTGGCTTATCCATTTGGGATCCAAATTGTTGAATCTCAATACGTACCAAATGGTAAGCTGATTGCCTTTGTTCCTGATCGTTACGATGCGTATGTGGCTGGTGCTGTAAACATCAAGAAGTTCACTGAAACTTTGGCTATGGAAGACGGCACACTGTACACTGCTAAGCAATTTGCATATGGCAAGGGCAAAGATAACAACGTCGCTTTCGTTTATGACTTAGCGTTGGAAACAGCTACCACTACTGATACGGCGGGAAAATAGCGACCCCGGACACCGGGGTAACTAAGCCTACCGCGAACAGTACCGTAGCTGAAATCACTGCTTGGTTAGATGCTAACGGAATCGACCACACTGGAGCTACGTTGAAGGCCGATTTACTAGCATTAGTGGGGTGATTAAGTGAATCCATTATTAGATCAATTCAAACTGCGTATGAAGATTTATCACAAAGCCGAGGACGCGAATTTATCGCGAATTCTGAATGCAAGTCAGAAGCGTATCACCGATATTACTGGTATTGCCAGTAACGCCGGCGATGATGTGTATGACGAGCTAGTTTTGGAACGAGCACGATACGCTTACAATGACCAAGTCGAGTTTTTTGACGCTAATTTTTTGGACGACTTATTGTCTGCGTCCTTGACCAGCTATGAACCGGGAGATGATGAAGATGAATCGACCGAAGTTTGAGTACAATGCACCACCAATAAGAACGAATCAGCTTAATACGCCGGTTCGTTTTTTTTGTACCGTCAAAAATTTGGGGCCAGAGCCAGGTCGCGGTCAAACTGAACAAGCTTTTGAGTGTTTGGGTTTAGCTTATGATCCATCCACCAAAGACCGTGAAGTGCTTAACGTTAATGAAGCAAAGTATGGCGTGACTATCAAGATTCGCGATACTTTTGGCGAATTTGACCCGAAGACTAAGGACACCGTGGTTATTGACGACCGCCGGTATCTGGATGCCACTGGTCAACCGATTGTTTGGAATGTTATCCAGGTGGCGCCGGACCTAGAAAATAATGCTTTTGTCAAAATCGTGCTGGGGGTGACTAAATGACGGAAGTAACGGTTAAGTTCACAGGCGTTGATGAAGTCATCAACAAGCTGTCCCAGAGACTGAGTCCAGCGAAACTGAATCGTGCTGAAAACGATGCGTTAAGAGTAGCCGGCAGACGAGTAGCGGTTGAACTCAAGAATGCGGTCGCCAGCTATCGTGACACAGGTCAAACAGTTCTTCAAGTATCAGTCGGTAACCCTCATAGTCGGGGCGGTGTACGGACGATTAAGATTGGTTGGCACGCGGGATCTCGCTGGCGATTAGTCCATCTGAATGAGCTCGGATATACACGGTTCAGCAAAACCTATCATCCACGAGGCATGGGTAAAGTTCAAGGTGCATTTGATAGTAGCCGTGGCCCTGCCAAGGCACTGGAAGAAGCTGAATTGAGGAAACTACTATGACCGAAAACAAGGATATGCTTGCAACTATTTATACCGCGTTGTTGGCAAATGCAACAATTGCAAAACTGACATTAGCTGGTGATGGCAGTCATCGAATTAGTTATTTTGAAAGCCCAGAAACGGCTGACCACGACAATCTATTTGTTGTGATTACACCTGTCGGACCACCGGTACCAGCGGCTGTTGGCAGTGATGATTATTTGAATGTGCAATTCACGTTTCAAGTCAATGTTGAATCTATCAGTCGACCGGCACGTAATGCTGTGGCACGTGAAATTCAAAACGAAATGCTTGCTTTGGGCTTTTCAAGATTAGCTGGTGCTCAGAACGAATTAGATGAATTCATGACTGAAACTAACCGCTTTGTTGATGTTCGCAGATACCGCGGTAACACTAAATTGTATGACACAAATTATTAAGGAGAGATTTAATTATGTTTGTAGGATATAAACGATTAAAGATTCAACCATTTGCCGAAGACGGCACGAAAAAAGGTGACCTGATTATTGTTGAAGGTCAGGCACACAAAGGGGCTACGACCACTGCTGAAATCAGTGGCTTAGCTAAAGACCCAGTGAAAGTACCGGGGTCTAATATCGATTACTACTTGTCACGTCAAGGCTTGGGTGACGCTAAGGTAGCACTCGGTATTTTAGATTTACCGGAAGCTAGTGCTGACCTATTGGCTGGTTTCCGCGTCGATGATGACAAGATCAGTTATGGTGGTGAAGATACGTTGCCACCATATTGCTCAATTGAAATGGAATCCAAAGAAGACACTGGCGAAATTGCGTTAGTTGGTTTCTTCAAGGGAACATTTACGCGGGATAAGATTAGCTTGAGCACGCTGGATTCATCTAAATCATTTACGCCAGAAGCTGATGCCTGGACTTTTACGCCAATTAGTTCGATTGCCACTGCTACTAACGGCGAAGTGATGCAGAAGTTTGTGGGCGATGCCACTAAGGATGCAACGACTGTTACGAAGTTTGAAAAGCAATTGTTTGATCCAGCAGGTAATGATACAACCCCAAGTAATGGATAATCCTGAAAAACATATTGAATAACTAACCACTAGTCGCCGATAAATCAACAATACCAATTGGGGCGGCTTTTTGTGTATGGAGGAAAAAAACTATGAGTACACCACTAAAGATGGAATTACTTATTGATGGTAAAAAGCAGACCTTCACGGAATCGTTCATTCCGGCAGGCCGTATCTTGGACGCATTGGACTTAATCGAAACCGATAACTCAGATCGTAAATTGCGTGATGTTTTTGAAGAACGAGTAGCATTTCTAGCCAAAGTATTTACTAACCCGTTAGTGACAACAGAAGCAATTTGGAGTGGGCTCAATGCGATTGGCTTTGAAGACCATATTTTTGAACTTATTTGTAAGGTTGCAAATGTAAACCCAAAAAAGCTACAGATGGCGACGACACCGGAATAACCATCAAAGAAGCTCGCAAAAGTGTGTTATCAGCAGTCGGCGTAATTGTTGAGAACCGCACTGGCTATACACTATCGAGCGTATTAAATGATGTTGATTTTCAATTGTTGTCGCAAATAATCGAAGCAACGACCGAACAGACTCAGCAGACTGAAAGTGGGACCCGAGTTAAACCGGGAACTGTGGGGGTAAACCCTGGTAATCAGCCTGTCATGAGTCTTTTTGACTTTGCTAGAAAATCTTAATGAAGGGAGGAATAATAAATGGCAGATGAAGTATTAGGCCGCATGGTCATCGAGTTAGGGCTGGATCATGCTGCTTTTGGTAAAGGTTTAACCGGTGCTAAACGTGAAGTTAAGTATGCAATGGCTGAGATGAAATCATCAATGGCTGTACTCGGTCAATCGGGCCGCCAGTTTGACGTCCTATCAGCTAAGTCTAAAGGCTTGTCACAAGTAATGATGAGTCAACAGCGAGTTGTTGAAAAACTGGGTAAAGCGTACAAGGACTCGCTGGTTGATGGTAAACCAACCGCACAAACAGCTAAGTTAGCAACTCAATTGCAGAATGCCAATGCTAAATTAGCCTCATTACAAACTCAGTACAAGAATAATGCAGCGGCAATGGCTAAAGCACGTGTTGAGCAAACTGGTTTTACCGGTGGCTTAAATAAAGTTAGCAAGGCAGCTGTAGCGACTGGTACATCGATGAAGAACATCGGCTCAACGATGACCAGCAAAGTTAGCGCCCCAATTGCGGCTGGTTTAGCCATTGCAACTAAATCCGCTATCACTTTTGATTCGCAAATCAAGTCCATGGGGCCTCTGCTGACTAATGGGGGCGCAGTTACCGCTAAGTACCGGTCACAGTTGGATCAGTTGGGTGATGCATCTAAAAAGATGTCGATGAAGTACGGTGTCTCGACTACTGAAATAAATAACGGCATGGCAGAGCTTATTCGGCGTGGCTATACCACTAACCAAGTTTTGGGCTCAATGCCGTCTATCTTAGACGCTACCATGGCTTCCGGTGAAGATATGGGTACGGTCATGAATGCCACGGCGTCAATCGTTGAACAATTTGGTTTAAAGACTAACTCAACGGCTGGGACGATGAAGAACACGCAACGGGTTACTGACTCGCTGACATACGCGGCCAATGCAACTGCGGCTGGCTTCGGTGATATGTCTGATGCGATGAGCTACGTCGGGCCGGTTGCCTCTAGTTTGGGTCTCAGCGTTGAACAAACTGCGGCGGCTGTTGGTGAGCTCAGTAACCAAGGAATCGAAGGCCAAAAAGCTGGGACTAATTTACGTGGTATGCTGACTAGTTTGATTAAGCCAACCAAGCAAAACACCGAGGGATTCAAGAGTATGGGCATTAGTTCGAAGCAACTGGCCCATGACTCACACGATTTACCGCAACTAATTGATGATATCACACATGGCACTAAGGGCTGGTCAAACGCTGAACGTGGTAAGGCCTTAGCCCAAGCATTCGGACGTGAGAACCAAGCTGCTGCTAACGCATTAGTTAAGGCCGGTTCTAAGAGCCTGCGTGACTTGACTAAAGATACTGAGAACGCTGGTGGTGCGACTAAGAAAGTTGCCGAGCAAATGAGTAATACTTCGGCAAATAATGTCAAGAAACTGATTGCGTCATTAAAAGTGCTAGGAATTGAAATCGGTGAGAAGTTAATTCCAAAACTAACACCGTTAGTTAAGAAAGCCACGGATATGGTTCAAGGCTTCTCGAAGATGGATGATGCCACTCAGAATACAATTATTAAGTTTGCCCTATTAGCTGCTGCTGGTGGCCCAGTATTGAGTATGCTGGGTAATATCGTCGGTGGATTTGGAACATTTGGTGGCGGTATTGTTAAAGTTATTAGCGCTACCGCACAATGGCACGCGAAGAATCAAGCAGCTAAAGAATCACTCGCGATGTTAAAAGGTGCGACTGATGCCACTAGTGGCGGTTTCAAAGCGTTCAAGGGTAGTGTTGATACTGTAAATGGCTCAGCATCAACGGCTAAGTCAACATTTGGCTTGCTTAAAGGTGCCTTTACAGCGGCCGAAGCTGGCGCCGGTGTATTAGGAACCTCATTAAGTGTGACGGGTGCGGCGGTGACCGGTGTTGGTTTGGCAGCTGTAGCCGGTGTGGCTTACTGGCAACTCTATGGTAAGGAAGCGGCCGCTAGTGCTGCACGAACACGGCAGTGGGGTTCAGATATAGGTAAGTCTGCATCAGATGCAGCTACGGATATGACTAGGTTTGAGTCCAAAGCATCAACAGCGTTAGATGATTTTAGTGGTAATGCACGGAAAAACGCAAAAACCGTGCAAAAAGCATTTGCGGATATGGTCGGCTCAGCAAGTAAGCATGTTGATAAAGAATACCAAAATGCGCTGAAAGTTGCTAAAAAGATTGGCGGTGAAGCCGGTGATGCCATCGCAAAACAAGCCGAAGAGCAAAAGAAAGCTAATGAGAAAAAAGTCACTGACATGCAGAATACTGCAAAAAAAGTCACAGCGATTACATCTCAGTCAGCAAAAGATGGCGTAAAACTTACTAGTGACCAAGCAACTACAATTGCGAATCTACAGCGTCGGATGGCTAAGGATGAAATTGATACTTTAGGTCTAAAATCTAAGCAGAAGAAAGCCATTCTAGCTGCTGAGCTGGGTGAAACCAGTTCAATGACTAAAAAACAGTTAGCTGAGAATGCCAAATCTATTGGTGATGCTGGTGCTAAAGAGCTTGATACTTACAACGATAAAATGGGTAAACTTAATCAGGCTCGCAAAGATGGCTTGATTAGTAACGAAGAGATGAATAGTGCGGAAGAGGTTCTGACTAAGCGACACAATGCCACTATTAAACAACTTGGTGAAGATTACATCAGGACGCAGGTTAAAGCTGGCGAAACCGCTGGCCAGGCTTTTGAAGAATTGCAAACTAAATATGGATATAATGAGAAACAAGCTCAAGCTGCCTATGATCAATTTAAGAATGGTGCTGAAAAGTCAGCAAGTGTTGCCATCAAGCTTACCGGTAATATGAGTAAGGCAACTCAAAAAGCCGCTACAGACTGGAACTCAATGGTATTAGACCCCAAAACAGGTAAGCTAAAGACCAATGCACAGGCCGAAGTCAATAAGGCCGCTAAGTCGAAAGACAAATGGAATCAGATGAAACTACTGGTTAAACAGGGAAAGATGAGTTCTAATGCCGCGGCCATGGTTGGGGTTGCGGCTGTTCAGACTAAACGCTGGGATGGTTTAACGCTTAAAGAGAAACAGGCGATGATTAAGTCTAAAGGTGGCGATGATCTAGCCAAATTGCTTCAAAAAGGCAAGCAATGGGGCAAGTTTACTCCTGCCGAAAAGAAGGCCATCATTACTTCCAAAGGCGGACCAGAACTCTTAGGCGTCATGACTAAGGTTCAAACTTGGAATAAGTTAACGATGGCTGAGAAGCGGGCAGTCTTAAAGGACAACGCGTCGCCAGCCATGAAGCAAGCTACGGTTGGTATTAAAGATTGGAACAACTTAACGCCACAAATGAAGACTGTCATGGCCAAAGCTAAGGGTGCCAAAGATGTTGCTAAAGGCGTTAAGAACCTTAAGGATTGGAATAGCTTACCAGAACGTGAAAAACGGTTAATTGCTAACGATCAAGGCGCAACGGGCGTTATTAAAAGAGTCACTGGAGATTACAAAAAATATCAGGATTTGCCAAAGAGTACTACTAAAAACCTGTTAGCGAAAGACAATGCTAGCAAAAATGCTGGTAAAGCTAAAATTTCAGTTGATAAGTTTGGCCGAGTTAAGGTAACTGGTAAGGTACTTAAGGCTACTGATAAGGCGTCTGGTCCTGCCAAGAGCGGTAAAAAGGGACTAGATAAATTTAATTCAACCAAAATGCAGACTAAAACTGCAAAAGGTAAGGATTCGGCCTCAGGTTCAATGAACGGTGCACGTAAATCGGCAATGAAATATAACGGCGTTAATATGGCACTCAAAACTGCTCGTGGACATGACGCTGCATCTAGTCCAATTAACGGCGCTCACCGGTCGCTTGATCGATATAACGGGGTAGGTATGCGCGGAAAAACCGCTCGCGGATATGATTCAGCAAGCGGTGCTATGGGACGCGCTAAAGGTTCATTAGGTCGATACAACGGAACTGGTATGAGGACGAAAACAGCAACTGGTAGAGACCATGCCAGTAGGCCAATTGGTCGAGCGATTGGCGTTATGAACCATTGGGGAAATCTTAAAGACGTCACTCATACGATTACAACTTTTTTTAGAAAAGTAACTGGTAATGCGACTGGTTCTAATGGTACCGATGGCAATCCAATCATTGTTAATGACGAAGAAAGTTCAGTATTCCGTGAAGCTGTCAAGTATCCCGGGCATCCAGCGTTTATTCCACACGGACGTAATGTCTATCTGAATGCACCAAAAGGAACGCAAGTTATTCCAGCGGGATTAACGGCCAAAATGTTTGGTGTCTCACAGTATGCTGCTGGTACTATTCCGGCTAATTCATCAATTATCCAAGCTTCGAAAGCAATCAACGACTCAATTGGCGGAGATAATACCACAATTAACTATAATTTGGGTGGTAGCGACAGTACACAAGCAATCGTAGCAGGCCTGGAAGCTATCTTGAATAAACTTGATGACCAACAACCAACATTTGAAGTGCACAACGATATGATTGGTGAAAAGCTGCGGACTTTGATTAAACAAAAGGATTCACGGGAACACAATTTAAATCGATTCTTCCCACAAGGAGGTTAGCAAATGGATGCTTTAATTACAAACTTAAATGGAACTGAACATAAGTTGAGTGACTTCGGCTTCCAAGTGCTCAACTTCGAAGAATCGGCGCCAACAATTACCAGAACTACTAAAAGCTTTGATGGGCGCGCTGGCTCGCTGGATTACGGGGGCCGGCATGTCGTCAAAAAGATTATAATCAATGGTTTGTATTGGGTTAAGAGCCTAGAACAAGCGGATGACGTGCGAGATAAAGTTAACACGGCTTTATCACAAACGGACCCCGTTTATTTAACGCGCGTTTACGGCGGTCGAAACTTGTATGACGTGCGTGAGAGTGGCAAAGACTTTGTGATGCCAGCACAAACTGTTGATAAGAAACGGTTTAAAGTGTATCGAACAGATACCAACCTACCATCAATTATCGAACGGACTGGTAAGGGTGTTTACTACACCTGGTCACTGGAATTTGAGACAGTCGAATTGCCATATGGTGAGAGTAAGCCACGGTCGCAAACGTTAGTTAGTGGCCAATCAATAACTTATAACGGTACAGTAGCTTGTTCACAGCTAGAACAGGCTTTTTATTTTGTCGTGACGGCTAAGGTGGCGTCTGCTGGTGGGTTTACGTTGACAGTCGATGGTCAATCATTGATAGTTACTAGCCCAGTAGTTGCTGGTGACGTTTATACGTTATCGGGCATGAATAATACTCGTGGCAATCAGAACATTAATGATAAAACCAATGCGGGGTATTTTATCCTGCATCCCGGTGCAGCTAACAAGATAGTATGTTCAATCAGTGCGGACATTCAGATCAAGAATTTGTGTGATTTATATATTTAGGAAGGTGAGGTGAAAATTATTGATTAAGTTTTATGATTCAGGTGGAACGGTTCATTTCGGCCAAGCAACCATCACGAGAAAGACTAGCGTCAACGGCGGTTTATCGTTAACTGGTGAAGTGTTTGCCGGTGATGACGTATTGAACGGTTTAGACTACGGCTGGTGGTTAAACTTCGATAATGAAAAGTACGTCATTACGTATAAGAAGCTGAGTGATGATACCAATACCGTTGTCTTTGATGCGGTACAACAGTTCTTTTGGGACTTTGCCAAAGTAGCATTGCACGCACAATACACGGGTAGTCATGAGTATACATTCTATCTAGGACAACTCTTTGATAAATCCGGGTATACCTACAAGAATGATGCTACCGTACCAGCATTTGAAAAAGAAAATTGGGGTTACAAAAATAAGCTAGATTTATTTAACGACATTATTGATCAGGCTGGCGTTGAATTTGAAGTGCACAATGAAACGGTTCACATTGCTAAACAACTTGGCAGTGACCTAACCAGCTTTGTCCGTAAAGGCATTAACCTTAGTGATCTTACGGAAGAAATGAAAATATCAGACTTTGCGACGTATGCTAGGGGATATGGTGCTTTCAAAGATGATCAAGATCAAAGTAAGGGTCGATTAGAAGTTGAGTATCGCAGTGAGTTAGCCAAGAAGTTTGGCGACTTAGAAATGGATCCGATTGTCGACGAACGATACACAATTGCAGATAACTTGATTGCCGCCTTAAAAAAGCAGGTTGATGCGACCTATACCGTGTCAATGACTATGAACATCTATGACTTAGAGAACGCTGGTTATCCGAACTATGAAGCACCTAAAGTCGGAGACTGGATTCTAGCAATTGATGAAGCATTAAATTTCAAGCGTAAAATCAGAATTATTCAGCTTGAAGAACAGTTTGACGTGACCGGTAAGCGTATCGGGTATACGGCCACTTGTGGTGATTTTAGTATTGTGGATCAGTACACACATCTACAAAGTAGTTTGGATAGCAAAGTGCAACGTATTCAAGAAAGTGTTGACGCTGCAGCGACAAGTGCAAATGGTAAGAATACGAATTACTACGGTGCAAAAGAACCAGTGAGTGCCAATGAAGGTGACTTATGGTTTGACCAAAGCAACGATGATCAAGACAAGTGGTCTATCAAACAATGGCTAAACGGGCGTTGGGAACAGATTACGTTGAACCCTGGCGAGGTAGACGCCAAAGTTGATGTAGCTAAAAAGGAAGCTGAAACAGCGGTTGAAAATGCCAAAAGTGCATCAGACAAGGCCGATCAGCTTGCGTCAAAGTATGATGATACGAATGCACTAACTCATCAAGCACTAGACCGAGCTGTAAGTGCTCAAAGTGACGCTAATTCCGCAGTTGCAACAGCAAACTCTACAGCCTCGGAATTCGGAAAAGTTAGTCAAAAAACAGATAGTGCCTTAACTAGTGCAGTTAATGCTCAAAGCGCCGCTAGTGATGCAATTTCCGCCGCAAACTCTACAGCTTCGGACTTTGGTAAAGTTAGTCAAAAAACAGATAGCGCCGTAGCTACTGCACTTAATGCTCAAAGCAATGCTAATGATGCAGTAAAACAGGCTTCTTCTGCTGCCGCTGATTCTAAAGATGCTAAGCAAATCGCTGGAGCGGTCAGCCAGAGCTATAAGACTTTAACTGACGGATCGACTATGACTATCGCCGAGTTAGAGAGTGGCCTAGCTGTCAAACTGACTAAGAATGATTTGGATGGATATGCAACCCAGACCTGGACCCAAAATCAGATTAAAGTGACTGCCGATGGAATTAACGGAACCATGTCCAGTATCAAGAGTACTGTTAACGGGAATACCACTAGTATTAATGACCTAAAAGCTGACTCAAGTTCATTTAAGAGCCAGTTTACAACAGTTAATAATACTCTCGGCAAGCAAACAACCGATATTGGAAGTTTGCAAGCTACGTCTAAAGAATTGACTACCGGGTTTAATACGTTAACGAGTGACAATACGACTAATAAGAATGATATCAGTCAGTTGAAGCAGACTGCTACGGAAGTCAGCAGCACTTTAGAAACTGTTCAGACACAAGTTAAAAATAGTGCAGTTGGGACTAACTTGTACACTGATACCAAGAATTTTGACAACCTAGCATCATGGTGGGGATATAATGCGTGGACAAAAACTACGGATACCTATAAAGGATTAGCCGTAGTGCAAACAGCATCCAGTTGGAATGGACTAAGCCAATATATCCAAGTTAAAAAAGGTGATGTTTTAACTTATAGTGTATATGCAAAATATATAAGTGGTACTGGAAAAAGTACGATTTACTGGTCACTTAACAATTCACCAGAAGGTAGTTATAGCAACGCTACAACTAGAAACAATAACACAGTAACTATAACGGATTCATGGCAGAGAATATCAGGAACATCAGTTGCCACTAGCGATGGTTATTTACGTCCTCGGCTTGAACGAACTGATGGAAATACCAATACCCTACAAATCGCCGGAATAAAGCTTGAAAAAGGTAGTCTAGCTACTGATTGGTGCCCTAATCCTGCTGACAATGCTACCGTCACAGCAATGTCTAAACTTTCGCAAACTGTTGATGGCATGAAGGCTGACATTTCTAAGAAAATCGAGCAGACTGATCTCAATGGATATGCCACAGAGGATTGGACTAACAATCAGATTAGCATAACTGCTAATGGTATTAATGGCACTATATCCAGTGTTAAGAGTACAGTTGATGGTCATACGACTAGCATTAATACCCTTCAAGCTGATTCAAACTCGTTTAAAAGTCAGTTTACAACAGTCAACGATACTTTGGGTAAACACACTACTGATATTGGTACGCTTCAAGCATCTGCTAATTCTTTATCTGCTAGCTTTGATTCTTTGAACACAGATAATGACACTAATAAGCATAACATTAGTCAGTTACAAGCGAGTGCTACAACATTTAATAGCACTTTGATGACCGTTCAGCAACAGGTGACGGATAGCGCTGTCGGGACTAATTATCTTAGAGATTCTGACAAGTCGACCTCTGGATGGAGTCAAGATTTAGGAACAATTCCTAATGAAGTATTAAATTCTTTAGCGGGCGAAACAATCACCATATCGGCCGATATTGAATGGAGTAATTTTCAATCCGATGATACTCATAGCAAACAAAATCGTTTGGGCTTTGAATTATCTGTTAGTGGTAGTGACGGTAAAAGTTACTGGTTGGGTGCATGGAAATCCCCGGCAACACCAAGTGGCAGAGAACGGGTGTCTACAACCTTTACGCTTCCTAAAAACGTAACTTTTACCGTAAAAAATAACGGTGCTAACGGCTACGTAAGCATTAATGGCACTGGAATAGTTAGCCATGCAAAGCTGGAAAAAGGCAGTCTATCTACTGATTGGTGCCGTAATCCGGCTGAAACAGCTACTGTTACTGCAATTTCTAGCATTTCTCAAACTGTAGAAGGTATTAAATCTGATATTTCTAAGAAAATCGAGCAGAAAGATCTTAATGGATATGCTACTCAAACATGGGCGCAAAATAAAATTAATGCCACTGCTGACGGCATTAAGGCAACTGTATCAAGTGTCAAAAGTACTGTTAATGGGCATACGACCAGTATTAATGATTTAAAGGCTGATTCGAGCTCATTTAAGAGTCAGTTTACAACAGTTAATAATACTCTCGGTAAGCAAAATACCGATATTAGCACACTTCAAGCAACTAGCAAGTCTTTGAGTGCTAACTTTGATTCGCTAAGTTCTGACAATAAAACAAACAAGCATAATATTGGCCAATTGCAAGCGAGTGCTAAAGAATTCAATAGCACTTTAATGACGGTTCAACAACGAGTTACTGATAGCTCAGTGGGAACAAACCTGCTATTAAAAACCGGTACGCCATTCAGTATGACGGGCCGTAATATAGTTAACCAGGCGATGCAAATATATGCATTAAGCAGAAGACTAGAAGCAGGAACTACAGTAACACTAAGCTTTGATGTCGTTTCTACGGCTTTTGCGAACTTTATTATCCAGAATAATGCCAGCGGAGACGGTGGAACTTGGATGGAATACCTTCATAATACTGCGGATACCACAAAGAAACATTATGTAGCAACCATCACCTTAAATGGGTACTCGCAACAAGGTATGTATTTCCGTGTTGATAATATGCCTTCGACAACCACCATTACAGTTTCAAATATGAAACTAGAATTAGGCTCGTATGCAACAGATTATTCTGCGAACCCAGCTGATAATGCGACGGTTACAGCTGTTTCTAGCATCTCTCAAACTGTGGATTCCATTCAAACAACTGTACGTGGAAAGGTTGATAATCACACTTATCAGTCGAAGATGACTCAATTAGATAAACAGATAACTTCGGTTGTGGGCCAAGTTAATAATCTAGGGCAGCGAAACCTAATTTACAATAGTGAAATAACAAGTAATACTGATGGATGGTCAAGCAACATTCCTTTGTACGTCGGTTTTAACCAATGGGATCACTTTAATGGTAGCAATAGTTTAGTATTCAGCCCTCATGGATTTTCTGTTGGCACTTGGTCACATGCATACAGCAAAATGGTTCCCGTATTTCAGGGGATGCGATACTCAGCTAGCGCTACACTGTTTATAACTGGAGTCACACCTCCCACAGCTACTGCTATTTCAATGGAAATAGATTTCTTTGATGATTCAGATAACCGAGTTGGTGCGCAGGGGGCAAGTTTTGATATTTCTAAATGGGGGACTCATCAATTCTTAAAAACTGAAGGATGGGCTACCCCAAAAAACGCAACTAAAGTATGCCTGGCTCTTCAAATGAATGGCGAAGGTAACTTGGTATGCAATCACCCTATGTTGGTTTCAGATTCGACCGTTGGTGCATATCTACCAGATAGTGTTGGTCAATCTGAGTACAGCCAATTGGCAACTAACATCAATTTTAAGGTTTCCAAAGATGGCGTTATTAATGCCATTAATATCTCCAATGAAGGAACCCAGATATACGGTAACAAACTGCGTATTACGGCGGCCACCTATATTGATAATGCAGTTATTAAGGACGCCATGATTGCTGACTTAAGTGCTAGCAAGCTAACCGCTGGATCAATTAATGCGGCTACCATCAATGTGTATAACATTAATGGTTCAAATATCGTTGCTAACTCCATTAGTGCTGATAAATTGCAAGCAGGTTCAATGCTTATTGCAATGAACTCAACCTTGCAAACACTTAAGCTTGGTACTGACGGGCTATACACTACTAATAACAGTGGGACATTTATTGGTAAGATTCATGCTAATAATCTAATTGAACATCCCGGAGATTGGGGCCTGCACTTTGACCTTTCATCTAATGCACAGTACATGGCATGGGGCGCCCAAAATGAAAATGATCCTAACGGTGGATACGTCGTCAAATTTGGCTGGACCCGTAATAGCTCGGCTGGTGACTTTACTATGCCTTGGGGTGGGTTCTGGTTCAACGATAATGTTATGTTGCACAAAAATTTAAGATTTAACGGTGGTGGCATCGACGTTGATGGTGCATACCAACTAATGAAATTCGCATGGATTAGTATGAATGGAATTAAATACCCGTTCTTTGGATCAAGCAACTTAAAAGCCGGATGGTTATTCGGAAGCCATGAAACCTATTTAGTTAGAGACGGTGGTATTATCAATGCTTCGAAGATACTTGGTATATTAAATGGCCAACATTATAAATTTATCAAAGATCTCAACTCTAACGGAACCGTCAAAGGTTACGTTGACGTTAATTTCTAGTAAAAAAAAGAAGGAGTAATTTATTATGAAAACAACTATTAGTTTTAAGAATCGTGAACTCGCAGGCATCGCTAACACACTAGGACAATTTAAATTAAAAGGTAAGGCGAGCTTAGGACGTAGTGCTCTTATTCGTAAACTTGCCAATAAGCAAGAAGAGTACGTTGCTGATCGAGTAGAGATTCAGCAAAAATACTTTGAAGCTGATAAAGAGGGTAATTTAAAGACACTAGACGATGGTAGTGAAAAATTAATTCCAAAACCAGAACTAGCTGACGAAAAAGATCCTTCGAAACTTGGAAAAGGTCCTGAGGCTGATCTTAACTCTGAAATGAACGAGTTATCAGACGACCTTGCAAATATTGATTTCAGTGAGTACTCCGCTCGATTCAAAGGACTTAAAGCGTCACTGGACGACTATCCTTATGAACTGGACAAGGAAGATGCGATTGTGTACGAGCGAGTTTATGACCAATTAGAACAAGCATTTGACAAAGATTCTAAGGAGGAACATTAATATGGAAATTATTAATCAAAGTATCCAATATCAAATGGAAACATCAACTGGAAATACTGATAGCGTGGTAGTTGGCCTTCATGGTAAAACCGACAAACTAGAATTTAGTGCAAACTTGACAATTGTGGCTGATGATTTAGAAGCTGGAACAACGTTTGATGACCTTTCCAAGAAACAACTATCCGCTTTAGCTACTAAGAAGTTACCAAAATTGATGCCAACTTTATCCTACTCAAACTACCAGTTCTTCGTCCAGAACGATGCACCAGTTCGTCTAACGGCGTATTCAGACCTAAGCAATAATGGCAGTTATATTTCATTAAGCTCAACTCTCGACCAGTCTGACTTCACAAATAAAGCTATCGAATCTGTCGGTTACGAAGATGTAAAATCTGCAGTTAAAACTATTCTTACTCAAGAATTTCCGACATCATCAACGAAAGCGTGATGTTATGCTAAAACATTTAGCAAAAAATAGATTTTGGTTCTGGAAAGCGATGGAAACATATGGCTTAGGAATTTACTTTATTATTAAGCATAATACCTTTGCATTTGAGCCACCACAGCCAACGTTGCTTGATGTGTTGGATGATCCACCTATGATTTTTATGCTGGCGGTGGTTGGAACGCTCGCTCTGGTGTATTCTTTGTGGAACTTGCGTACACATTATTACAAGCCATTAATGACTGGATCACTTACTTTTGTCTGGTTATTTTTCATGATAGCGTTTAGCGTTCATGATTTTGAAATGCAACGTTATGTAAGTTTTGAAAGTATGTATGCCATGTTTGTTTTAGGATCAACCATTTTTGAAATTGTAATTGGGGATGATTAGGGGTGAGCGATGCTGTTATCGTGGCCTTAATTACCACAGCGGGTTCAATTTTCGTTGCGGTCTTAACGATGTGGAACAGTAACAAGGCCGCTAGCAGCGATTCTGAAACCAAGTTAAAAAAGGAAAATGAGGCTTTAAAAAGGGAAAACAATGAGAAGCAAGAAATAATTGACTATTATAGAAAGCGTGATAAATAATGATGGAATTAATCCAATTTATTAACGGTACCACGATTGCGGCAATCGCCGTAGTAACATATCTAGTTGTTTGGGCGATTAAACAAACTCAATTCAGCAACAAATATTTACCAATTATTGCCCTTGGTGTTGGTGCAGTGATTGGTATTTTTATTGGCATTGCCAATGGCGATATCAAATGGGTAGCTGGTCTGGTTGATGGTGTAATTGCTGGTGCCGTCAGCGTCGGTGGTAATGAGCTAGCTAAATCGCTTGCCACCATGTTTAATGGAGGTGCAAAATAATGAGCTTAAATGGATTTGATGTTGCATCGTACCAATCTGGTATGAATGTAGGCGAAGTTGCAGGCGACTTTGTGTTGGTGAAAGCAACAGAGGGTATTGATTATACTAATCCAGAATTTAATGGACACGCAAAGCAGACTTTGTCAGCAGGCAAGAAGCTAGGCGTGTACCACTTTATTCGAAACGACTCGGATATTAAGCAGCAGGCTGATTACTTCTTAACGGTTGTTAAGCCATATATTGGTAAAGCAATGCTGGTTCTCGATTTCGAAAATACGAGTGGTTCAACCATTCAGAATCAAGCGGGCGTCGGCTTAGCGAAGCAATGGTTAGATTACGTTTATCAACAGACTGGCGTCCGGTCAGTGCTTTATACGGGGGTTAGCTGTGAGAACTCATTGGATTGGTCATCCGTGGTCAAGGCCAACTATGGGTTATGGATTGCTCAGTATAACAACTACAACATCGTAGATGGTTATCAGCCACGAGATTTATATGGTAGTTTGAAGCATTGGAAGACTGCGGTAATGCTCCAATACACGAGCACTGGACGATTACCGGGCTGGAATGGCAACCTTGATTTTGATGTGTTCTACGGTGACAAAACTGCTTGGGATAAGTACGCTAAGGCTACTAAAATGGTTACAAACAAATCGATTGTTCAAAAGGCAACAACCAAAGATGGTGTGTGGACAATAACCAATGAAGTTGGGACGTTTAGACCAAACCAAAAACTTAGTATTTTCAAATATCCTGGCCTAGAATTAACTGGTAAGTGTTACGATAAAGGTGAATCTGTTAAGTATTTTGGCTATGTAAGTAATCCGCAAGCCGGCTACGTCTACATTGCTTATCGGTACAACACCAAACTAATTTATTATGTTGCTTGTCGAGAAATTGCCTCCGGTCGGGCACTTGGTACATTCGAATAAACACTAGATTCCCGCACTGGTCTTTGTTGACTGGTACGGGAATCTTTGTGTTTTGAATCTAATTATTTTAAGCTATGTAAACTTGGCCCCTCACAAGAGCGATACTAAAAGCGATACTGAGAAAACTTAATAGGACCTAAACACAGTGTTATCAAAGGGTTTAGACGTTTTACTATGAAATCTTCTTGGCCGCATTTTATATACAGAATAGCCGATATTGATACGAGAAATCGTTGATATATCGGCTTTTTTATTGATTCTCTGTCAACTTTTCCGTGTGACCTGGGCGCGCCTCGTAAAAGTAGCGCTTGAAACTCTAGGCGGAGCTACAGATTTAAACGCTATTTATCAACTACTCGATGGTTGTCGTAAGGCTAACAATAATCGTAATTGGCAAGCTAAGATTCGCCAGACTTTGCAACAATCAGATTATTTTGATCATGTAACCCGCGGCGTTTATCAATTAGCAGCATAGTCAAAAAGGCATCCGCTGGTACTGCGGTGACCCAAGCTGGTAAAGGAATTGAATGGAACTCTGCTACCAAAGTAACTTCATACGCTATCTCGTAGGTTTTACCATTTGTTGATTCATGTTCAAACATAGAATCGACCTTAATTGTGCATTTGTTCGGCTCCGGAATAGTTTGATTTAAGAAAAAATGTTAAATAAGATATCATAAAATTCAGAGTTGAAAATTGCTGGTAGTAAAAATAAAAGAGTCAAAGTTATCGTACATATTGTTCGACATGTCATTAATTTTATAAAGGATTTATGTGGCAGCGTCCCAAATTCTTTTTTTTCTGCTCTTGACCAGTACTTATATTCATAGTAAGGAGTGACAACCTCGATAAAAATATATGATGCTGATGCAATGGCAAGTAAAAAAAGTGAGACAATCACAAACTTGAACGCAAATAAAATAATTCCAATCCACATTACTATTAGTCCCAGCGTACTAAAGAGGATACTTATTTTTAACTGTCGCCGATATTCTCTAATTGGTTTAGTTATCAGTATCTTACGGATTAGTTGTTTAGATTTTGGATTTTGTGATGTGTAAGTGAATGCCTTTGGTGTAAAGAGTGCAAAGAGCAAGCTCAGAATGAAAATTGCCAAAAACATAATCCATACAAAAAATAAAAATTGTGTTGTGTCCAT